GAGGACATTACGCTATTCAAAGCCCCCCCCCAGTGATTAATTGGGGAGTTGAATAGGTCTCAACTAAATTCTTTCAAAACGGTACCAAGCCCGATCACAATTCACCATCATAGTGACTAACTCTGTGACCCGGGAGCACTTCTGCAAAAGTGTGGCTTGAGTGGCCCCTCACGCATGAAAGTTTTAGTTGGGGTGTATAACAATAAGGATGAGTACTATCATTATTGACAAGCATACTAATGATATCTCAACAATCAATGACACCACTCCAAGTGTTAACTCAAAGAGTGGTGATATTGTTGTTCTGTAGACCGAATCCTTCGGCGGCATATTCGAAAGTAAGAACCCCATAAGTGGTGGTGACAGCCTGTGTCACCCCATCAACAACACAGCAGAACAGTCCATGTACACACCTATCAGTTGTTTCGACTGTAGACGTGCCAGCTGTATCTATGCTGTATTTTGGGCGCCTGATGCGCATGCCCATGGGTAGATGGAGTGACTGCCAAACAGGTCCGCTAACAACATTAGGCGCATTCTTGACTATAGCAACAGTATTAGATGTTGAATAGGCAGAGGTGTTGATATTGCGGATGATTTCTGGGTTGTCAAAATAAGCGATGTACACTATCCCGGCTGTAGTACTGCCTACGGTGGGTGTATAAGTGACTGCTCCACGTTGCATCTTGTATTCTTGGTAGTTTACAAGGACGTTTCCGCCGGCGTCATTGGATGAACCCGTGCCCGAGTAACTCGGGGGGTTAACCAAGACGTTATTAACGCTTTGCGTGCTTGTACCAGTTACGTTAGCTGTGGTGACGACGTACCTACTTTGTACATAGGTGCTGGCGCCAGTCATGCGCGGAACGCGTAACTTGGTCTTTGGGATTCTTTGCCTCCCGGCTATGGAGTCGATGGCTCGACGTTTGTTCGATTGATTACGTTTAGACATTGTGTATTAAAGGAAGTTGCGATAGACTGTTGCAGAGTTACCAGTGGCATTGATTCATCATACTCTACGTCGGGCATCTCATTCTCGAGGGCAATTTGTGCATCAGGGAGTACTCCAAAGGCCAGGTAAAAAGAAAACCTGGTCTCTGCTGAGATCCCCTCAACCTGCTTGACACCTCGGGCCATAGACCCCATACCGCAGTCGTAGATTCGTTCCACGCCACCAACACGATTCGTCCGTCCACGGAGCTTCTTATAAAACTCCTGCCAGACAGGAACGCCGCTTGTTAACTCCGCTCCACAAATACCGATGGCACTCCGCCATGTCTCAAACTGTTCTACCTTCTCCCAACCAAGCAATGAGACGCAATCCTTGGACATCGCAACGTGTATGTTACGACACATGCGGTAGGATTCGCCAACAAGCACTGGTTGGGCCTGGCAAAACTCGATTTGCTCAAACACCTCAACGGTGGCCTCGCGCTTCAAGTTAAAGCCAAACTCGAGGAAGTATTGCGTGATGTTGTTCAACTTGTACAAATCTCTGCGCTCTAGAATAAGAACGCAGTCATCGCCATTGTTGGACAACCGGGCATCGCAGTTAACTTCGTCAAGAAAATGCAGAACAAGGCTGGACATGATCAGGCAGTTGCCCATGCCAGTATTAATATCACCGGACATGCGACAACCAGTCACCTTATACTTGAGGAGGGATTCTCCAATACGGCCAAAACCGACATTGTCGATTTGCATCCGCAATAAATTGGCCAACTCCTTAGACTTAAACACCGAATTGTACACACTGTGCTCGAACTGCAATGCCTCTTTGGAGACATGTTGGTCGAAACGCGATGCGTCTAATCCGACTGCTACTGGATCTTTATAGTTTAACCAATTATCACGAAGGCAACCAGCAACGCCGTCTGCGTTTAGTCCCTTCAATATCACTTCATAACCGAACATTCGTCGAAACCCACGGCATAGCTCCTTCTCAAATAGTTTCAAATATCGTCCTACTTCAAGATTAAACCGTGGGCTTCGGGGCTGTATAACACGAGGTGCTGGATCCTCCTTCGCTGTGAAATTGATTTTCTCAGCTTTCACAAAAGTGCTCACGTATGAGTCCTTCCTCTGAATCGGTGATACCAACAAAGATTCAAAGGCCTTTTGATACACATCCCGTTTGCGCCCAGTGTAGAGTGAGGGATAATCCTCACGAGCTACAATGGGGGTCGAGAACAGGTGTTTCAAAAGTCTGGTTTTGAAACCAGAAAGGCGCGTGAAGGCACTCGGCGAAGGTTTGGGGCAAGGTTGTAATCCCTTACTAGTAGAGAGGAAAAGAACTCTCTCCACTACTCCTCGTGCTAAATTGATCATGGAATTGTTGTGAACTCCGAACATGGCTCCAGACCCAAAGCCTGTCAAAATTCTCACAACACGTGGCTTATACCCTACGTTACTGTCGCTGATGGTAATGCCTGGAGCACCCCGGGTATAATCAATGGGGGTGTCCACACCAGGACAGACAGCAGGGCGCCCTCAGGCGCGCCCACCAGTCCTCACATGCTTTCTGGCATATGAGGACTTGGCAAGCGCCTCCAGTTCGATCTCAACTGGAGTCTTGAGGAAGTAATACATCTCAGCTTCGAGGATGACACGGGCCGCGTCGCGTTTTCGCAAGTCAGCGTGTCCCCTGAAATGATCACGGAGGGCTTTCCCAATCACCAAGCGGTTGGCCTTGGTGTCGGGGAGATATCCAACCTGTAGGCGGACGGTATCTAAAGCATCTGATATATAAGCGCGGGGCCGCTCGGGACAACATTGATGGGCGTTGTCCGAATCATGATATTTAGCTAATTGCTTGCACTTTCTGCTTAGCAACATATCGCGGATGTATCTCCTGTAACACACGTAACCCAAGCCAAGGATTACGGTGAATATGATGAGGGCTATTGACAACTCTAAAACTGGTAGCTGTGTGCTAGGGGTCACTTGTGCAGAGTGCCCAGAATCGCTGGAAATTCGGAGTTTTAGGGTCGTTGTAAGATAA